GTACAGATAAGATTATGGAAGCTCAAGCACCTGTTGATCTTATTGAAGCGTTAAATGGAGTATTTAAACAATCACTAGGCATAACTTGGAACGAGGAAGTACCAAAACTAGAACATAAAAAATAAAAAATAACAGGGTGCGACATAATGTCGCACCCTGTTAAGTGCATGTGGGCGGGTCCCACCCAGGAAAAAAAGAAAATAAAAATGTTTTTGATACTTGACTTATTTACCACAATATCCTATATTAAAAATAGAAAGGAAAAAACTATGACAAAATACACAAACATAACACTAATGCCAAACGACGAGGGAAAAAACCTTTACAGAAAAACTACTTTTTTTACTGTAATTGTTGAACAAGATATCCTCGCTTATGATAAGGACCAGGCCGATTCAATTTTATTAGATAATGGTGGAATTGATTATAATAAAATTAATTCATCGATTACTCATGAAAATGGAGGAGTTGAGACTAGACACGTTGATGCTAACTTTCTCAACAGTGATCCTATAAAATACTTAGGCAAGGTTGAATACAGTCAAGACGAGGAGGACTTTGTCATCAATGATTATGCTGATGAAAAGCCAACATACAAACCTAGACAATTAGATCTACCATTTGGAGAGGTTGCCTAATGGGAGTTTTATTTAAACAAAAAATGTCCGAGCTCCTTGGTCAAGGATTAAATAAGAAAGAAGCAAGGAACAAGGTTCTTAATTGGTTCATAAACACATCAACGTGTCGTTGTTGTGATTGTACAATCAAGCCGTCAGAGTTCTCTTGGAAAGATAGAACCTACTGCAACGATTGTATGAGTTAGTATAGTCATAGAATGGGGTGCGACAATCTTGTCCACCCCATTGCCTTAATGTTGCCACAATGTTATAATATCCTACAATCATTAACGAAAGGATATGACTATGAAAAAAGAAATAATGAATTTTAAAAACTTTAAAATGAATGACGAAGTTTATCAATTAAGACGAAAAGTAATTAATATGATTTATGAAGTTAAAAATAAAATTAAATCATTACCAAGAATAGATGTAAGAATTGGTACACATAGTTGTGATAGAATTTTAGCAGTTGCTAAATTAAAAAAGAATATTATTTGGGTCACTGAAGATGCAATTAAACAAGGTGAAGACCAATTAAGAAATACAGTTTATCATGAATTGGTCCACGCAGTGACTGGCTTTGGTCACGATGAGAAGTGTCCACTAATGGAATCAAAAGCAAATCACACTCTTAACAAACAAGAATGCATGGAGGCGTTAATGAAGTACATTAAATAAGTCAATGTGACAAAGTGTCGCACCTCTTAAAAACCAGGATGCGACATAGTGTCGCACCTAGAGAAGAGCATGTGGGCGGGTCCCACCCATAGAGGTACCAAGCCAAACCCAAAAGTCGAAGTTTCATTTAGGGGGGAGGGGTACAAAACAAAAAAAGGGATCCTAAGTATTACCCTTTAGTGTTTGATTTAGATATAGATTCCTGATAAAAACTTTTTGGTACCATAATTAAACATTATGCTTAGTTTAGAAAAAATAAATCAAATAGCTGATCCAAAAGTTAGAAGGCAATTAAAACTAGATATTTTAACTAGCATCAAAAGAAAAACACAATCTAAATATCGGTCTGATTTTTTATCCTTTGTAAAATATACTTGGCCTGAATTCATAGAGGGGTACCATCATAAAAAAATTGCAAATGCTTTCAATAGAATCCTATCAGGTGAATGTAAAAGATTAATTATTAATATGCCACCTAGGCATACTAAATCTGAATTTGCGTCTTATTTTTTACCTGCTTGGATGATTGGGAATAGACCTGACTTAAAAATAATTCAAGCTACCCACACTGCAGAGCTTGCAATAAGATTTGGACGAAAAGCAAAAACATTAATTGATTCACAAGAGTATCAAGATTTATTTAAAACAAGATTAAGAGAAGATTCAAAAGCTGCAGGTCGTTGGGAAACAAATGGTGGTGGAGAATACTTTGCTGTCGGTGTCCAAGGTGCGGTGACCGGGAGGGGTGCTGATTTATTAATCATCGACGATCCACATTCTGAACAAGATGTAAATTCTCCAACTGCATTTGATAATGCATACGAGTGGTATACATCAGGTCCACGTCAACGTCTTCAACCTGGTGGAGCAATCGTTGTCGTAATGACAAGATGGAGTACAAAAGATTTAACAGCTCAATTAGTTAATGCAGGAGCAAAGGAAGAAAAAGCTGATCAATGGGAAGTAATAGAATTTCCTGCCATTATGCCATCAGGTGATCCTGTGTGGCCTGAGTATTGGAAGTTAGAAGAATTAGAAAAAGTAAAAGCATCAGCAGGTATTGCAAAATGGAATGCACAGTATATGCAAAACCCAACTGCAGAAGAAGGTGCATTATTAAAACGAGAGTGGTGGAAAAATTGGACTAAGGATCATTTACCTCCTTTGCTTCACGTCATTCAAAGTTATGATACAGCTTTTCTTAAAAAAGAAACCGCAGACTATTCTGCAATTACAACTTGGGGAATCTTTGCAGAGAACGAAGGTGATCCTCAACATATAATTTTACTAGATGCTTTAAAAGAGAGATTAGAATTTCCTGAACTTAGAAGAGTTGCAAAAGAACAATATGATTATTGGCAACCTGAAACAGTTTTAGTGGAAGCAAAAGCATCAGGCCTTCCATTAACATACGAACTCAGACAGATGGGGATACCAGTCGTTAATTTTTCTCCCTCTAAAGGTAACGACAAACACAGCCGTGTAAATTCTGTAGCCCCACTGTTTGAGTCCGGTATGGTTTGGGCTCCTTTGGACAAGTCATTTGCTCAAGAAGTAGTAGAAGAATGTGCCTCATTTCCATATGGAGATCACGACGATTTAGTAGATTCGACTACCCAAGCATTAATGAGATTCAGACAAGGAGGCTTGATTATTCACCCAGAAGACTATAAAGATGATATTCTTCCTCGAAAAAAACGAAGTTATTATTGGTAGTAAATGGTAAAAACAAAATTAACTAGAACAGTTCCACCAAAGTCAGGTCCTCAACCTCAAGGCTTGAATATTAAATATAATACTGTTAAAACTATAGGACAGGAGAAAACTAATGGCCGAAATCGACAAAGCACTTCCAAACGAAGTTAGAAAAGATATTGAAATTGAAGGACCAGAAAAATCCTTTGAAGAAGAAGTTTCCATTCAGGAAGAAATTCCTAACATAGGAGAAACAGAAATTACACCACTAGAAGATGGTGGAGTAGAAATTAATTTTGAACCAGGAGCCATGAACCAGGCTCAAACTGTCGGTCATTATGACAACCTAGCAGAGTTATTACCAGAGGATATATTAGTGCCTCTTGGTTCAGAATTATTTCAAAACTATTCAGACTATAAAGCTTCCCGTCAAGATTGGGAAAAGGCATACGTTCAAGGCTTAGATCTTCTAGGATTTAAGTACGAACAAAAAACAGAACCATTCCAAGGAGCAAGTGGTGCAACACATCCTGTTCTAGCAGAAGCGGTTACTCAATTCCAAGCCTTGGCTTATAAAGAATTGCTCCCGGCTCAAGGACCTGTAAGAACTCAAATCGTAGGATTGAATTCTCCTGAGAGAGAACAACAAGCCAATCGAGTAAAAGAATTTATGAATTATCAACTTATGGATCAAATGCCTGAGTATGAACCAGAGTTTGATCAAATGTTATTTTACCTGCCGCTATCAGGATCAGCATTTAAAAAAGTTTATTATGATGATCTTTTAGGACGAGCTGTTTCTAAGTTCGTACCTGCAGATGACTTAATCGTTCCGTACACGGCTACCTCATTAGACGATGCGGAAGCGATTATGCATCGAATTAAAATTTCTGAAAATGATTTAAGAAAACAACAAGTAGGTGGATTCTATAGAGACATTGAACTTACACCTGGTTATGACAATGAAACTGATTTAGATAAAAAAGAAAATGAATTAGAAGGAATGAAAAAGACAGGTAGAAACGAAGATGTCTTTACCTTGCTTGAATGTCATGTTAATTTAGATCTAGAGGGTTTTGAAGATCGAGGTCCCACTGGGGAAGTAACTGGCATAAAATTGCCTTACATTGTAACGATAGAACAAAACTCTCGTTCAATACTATCCATTAGAAGGAACTATGAAATAGGAGATCCTTTAAGAAAGAAAGTACAATACTTCGTACACTTTAAATTTTTACCTGGTTTAGGTTTTTATGGTTTTGGTTTAATTCATATGATTGGTGGATTATCTAGAACTGCAACAGCAGCACTAAGATCATTACTTGATGCTGGTACGTTATCCAATTTACCTGCTGGATTCAAACAGCGTGGAATAAGAATTAGAGATGATTCACAATCAATTCAACCTGGTGAATTCAGGGACGTTGATGCTCCTGGTGGAAACATAAGAGATGCTTTTATGACTCTTCCATTCAAGGACCCATCTCAAACACTATTACAACTTATGGGTGTCGTAGTACAAGCTGGTCAGCGTTTCGCATCTATAGCTGATATGCAGGTAGGAGAGGGTAATCAACAAGCCGCAGTGGGTACGACCGTTGCGTTGCTAGAAAGAGGATCAAGGACGATGTCTGCAATACATAAACGATTGTATGCAGCATTGAAGAATGAATTCAGATTATTATCTCGTGTATTCAAATTATATTTACCACAAGAATATCCATATGACGTAGTTGGAGGACAACGTGTCATTAAGCAATCTGACTTTGATGATAGAGTAGACATAGTACCAGTTGCAGATCCAAACATATTTTCTCAAACTCAAAGAATTAGTTTGGCTCAAACTGAATTACAATTGGCTCAATCTAATCCACAAATTCATAATCTATATCAAGCATACAGAAATATGTATGAAGCATTAGGAGTTAAGAACGTAGATTTAATTTTAAAGAAACCACCTCAACCAATGCCTAAAGATCCTTCATTGGAACACATTGATGCATTAAGTGGAATTCCTTTCCAAGCATTCAAAGGTCAAGATCATAGAGCACACATAACTGCTCACTTACATTTTATGGCTACTAATATGGCTAAGAACAATCCAATGATTTCTGCTTCATTACAAAAAAATGTATTTGAACACATTTCATTAATGGCTTTGGAACAAGTTGAAATGGAATTTATGCAAGAGATACAACAATTACAAATGATGCAACAAAATCCTCAGATGATGCAAAACCCACAAGTACAACAAATGGCAATGCAAATTAATATGAAGATTGAATCTAGAAAATCAGTATTGATTGCTGAAATGATGGATGAATATTTACAAGAAGAAAAGAAAATAAATGGAGATTTTGGAAATGATCCAATTGCTAAATTAAAATCAAGGGAACTTGACATCAGAGCACAAGAAAATGCTAGAAGAAAGCAACAAGATGAGGAGAGAATCAATCTTGATAAGATGAAAGCTATGATGAACCAAATGACTGATCAACAAAAACTTGATCAGAATCAAGAATTAGCTCTGTTAAGGGCTGATACATCACTAGAAAAGACAGTGTTGCAACACGAACTAAAAAATAATGGAGGAATGTAATGAAAAAAGGTCAGAAAAAAGTAGCTAAAGTAATGAGAGAGTTTAAATCAGGAAAATTACATAGCGGAAAGTCAAAAAAAGTGGTAAAAAATCCTAAACAAGCAATAGCAATTGCTCTTTCAGAAGCTGGAATGAGCAAGAACAGGAAAAAAAATGGCAAAAAATAAAAAAATATTTGATAAATTGGAAAATGATGTTCCAATGCCTAAAGGCGGCAAGACAGAAGACGGATATCCTAAAGGTGGCGTAGAAATTCCTACTCCAAAAGCAGGTGAAGTTATGTCTGATGTCGTTAAAGGGCAAGGAAGCATCCTTCCAGAAAAGAAAAAAACAGCTAAGTGGTATTAAATAATGTTTCCGTGGAGTTTAATCGGCACAGCATTAAAAACTGGTTCTGAAATTTACAAAAACAGATCGGCTACTAAGATCGCTATGTCCGAAGCACAGCTTCTTCATGCAGAGAAGATGAAAAGGGGCGAGATCGAATTTAGCGGTCAGGTAATGGAGAGTCAGAAGGGAGACTGGAAAGACGAATTCGTTTTATTGACTTTGAGCTCGCCTCTATTTCTTCTCGCATATGGAGTATTCGCAGAAGATGATAAGATTCAACAAAAGCTAGATTTGTATTTTGAAAAATTACAAACTATGCCATGGTGGATAACTGGATTGTGGATTTCAGTCGTGGCCGCAATTTATGGAATTAAAGCGACTGACATCATAAATACTAAAAAAGGAGAAAAGTAATGAAAAAAGTTGATAAAAAGAAAAACCCAGGTTTAGCAAAACTACCTAAAGCCGTTAGAAATAAAATGGGCTTTATGAAAAAAGGTGGAATGGTTTCTAAATCTAAGATAAAAAAGAAAAAATAATGACTGCTAAAAAACCTGGCTTATGGGCCAACATTAATAGAAGAAAAAAATTAGGTATCTCAAGACCTAAATCAAAGTCTACTATTTCTGCAAAAGCATATGCAAATATGAAAAAAGGATTTCCTAAAAAAGGAAAGAAAAAGTAATGATGAACACAAGAGGAATGGGTAGAGCTTATTTAGCCAAAGGTGGTAGAACACCAGCTTGGCAAAGAAAAGAAGGCAAAGATCCATCTGGAGGTTTAAATCGAAAAGGAGTAATGTCTTATCGAAGAGAAAACCCAGGTTCAAAATTACAAACAGCTGTAACAACTAAACCATCTAAATTAAAGAAAGGTTCTAAGGCTGCCAATCGTAGAAAAAGTTTCTGCGCAAGAATGACCGGAATGAAAAAAAGATTAACTTCCGCTAAAACTGCACGTGATCCCAATTCTAGGATTAATAAAAGTCTTAGGAAATGGAATTGCTAATGGCAGAACAACTCACATTTGAAAACTTCATAATTAAATTAAGAAAAAACATAAGAAATTCTTATCAGCAAGTTGGTGATACAATGGTTGCTGGTGGAGTAAAGAACATGGAAAGTTATAATTTCATGTTGGGTCAAGCACATGCTTACCAAATAATAGATCAGGAAATATCCAACCTGCTAAATCCAAAGGAGGATAAAAATGGAAAACAACAAGACAATACTAACGTCATCAAATTCGGAAAAGACGGAAACTCCGAAGATTAAATTAGCGTTAGAAGAAAAATATAAAGAATTAGATTCTGAAAAAGATCAAGCGTATGAGCGTTTGAAAAATAAAGAGTCTACTAAACTACCTATACCAACTGGCTGGAGAATGATTGTTCTACCATTTAAAATGGCAGAAAAAACAAAAGGCGGATTGTATTTAGGTCAAGAAACTTTAGAACGACAACAAGTCGCTTCTACTTGTGGACTTGTGTTAGCACAAGGACCACACTGTTACGACAAAGACAAGTTTCCTGAAGGTCCATGGTGCAAGGTCGGTGATTGGGTTATCTTTGCACGTTACTCAGGATCTAGGATCAACATTGATGGTGGTGAGGTTCGAATATTGAACGACGATGAAGTACTTGCAACCATTCAAAACCCAGAAGACATACTTCACAAATACTAACATAGGAGATAACTATGCCAAACATAGAAGAAAAAATGGTTGACATTGATACATCAGGTCCAGGTGCCGAGGTTGAATTACCAGAAGAAAAAACACCAGAAACTGAAATAGAGGTATCCAATGAAAAAACTGAAAACAATACTGAGTCCAATGACTCAGCTAAGGAATCTAGTGAGCAGTCTACTGTTCAAGCTAGTGAAGAAGGAACCAAGGACCAAGAAACAGAAAAGAAAGTTGACGAAGAAAAAAAGAAGGAATTAGAAGATTACTCTGAAGGAGTAAAAAGAAGAATAGCTAAGTTGACCAAGAAAATGCGTGAAGCAGAACGTAGAGAAGCGGCTGCATTAGAATACGCAAAGAAAGTTCAAACTGAGCAAGAACTTCTTAAATCCAAATATTCTAGATTAGATACAGGTTATGTATCTGAAATGGAAAGTAGGATTAAATCTAGCCTAGAAGCAGCTACTGCAAAGTTAGCTAAAGCTAGGGAAGATGGAGATTTGAAAGCTGAAATAGCAATTCAAACTGAGATATCAAAACTTGGTTATGAAGAAGCAAGATTGGCTGAAATCAAATCTAGATCTGTTGAAGAAGAACCAAAGGTTAAAAAAGCACCTGAAATTCAATCTCAACAACAAGAACCAATCAATCCAGACCCTAAAGCTCAAGATTGGGCTCAAAAGAACACTTGGTTTGGTCAAGATGAGGCAATGACATATACCGCATTTAGTCTACATAAAAAGCTTGTAGAAGAAGAAGGTTATGATCCACAATCGGATGAGTATTATTCTGAAATAGATAAAAGAATAAGACTTGAATTTCCTCAAAAATTTGGTAGTGTATCTAAACAAACGACTAATAAGCCTACGCAAGTAGTTGCTTCAGCTTCTAGAAATAGTAAGCCTGGTCGCAAAACTGTTAGACTCACACCCTCTCAGGTAGCAATAGCTAAAAAATTAGGTGTGCCACTTGAAGAATATGCGAAACATATAAACACGAAGGAGTAAATGCATATGGAAAATAAAAATGAAAATAGAGCTTCTCGTGCGAGTCAGACTAGAGAAAAAGAAGCTCGAAAAAAAGTCTGGACTCCACCGTCATCTTTAGATGCACCACCTGCGCCAACAGGTTTTCGTCACAGATGGGTAAGAATTGAATCAATGGGCTTTCAGGACACAAAGAACGTCGCTGGAAGGCTAAGATCAGGTTATGAATTAGTCAGAGCTGATCAATATCCAGATTCAGATTATCCAGTGATTGAAGATGGTAAATACGCAGGAGTGATCGGAGTTGGTGGCCTTGTGCTGACAAGGGTACCGGAAGAGATCGCAGAATCTAGAGCACAATATTACGCAGAGCGTGGTATTGAGCAAGATAAAGCAGTTGACAACGATCTAATGAAGGAACAGCACCCAAGTATGCCTATCAATGTTGATAGACAGACTCGTGTAACTTTTGGTGGTACGAAGAAAAGTTAATTTTTTAACTATTCCTATCCAACTAAAGTAACTTAAACTAAAAAAAATGGAGTAAAAATATGGCAAACAAAGACGCTGCATTCGGTCTAAGACCGATTGGCAAAGTTGGTCAGAATAGAGATGCTCAAGGTTTAAGTGAATATAAAATTGCGGCTAACGACTCAAGCACAATTTACTTTCAAGATCTAGTTAAAGTACAAGCGACTGGATATGTGGATGTAGCTGCTGCAGGAGCTGTTGGTTTAGCAGGTTCACTTAACGGAGTGTTCTATACAGATCCAACAACTAAAAAGCCTACATGGGCTAACCACTACTCACAAGTTAACGCTAGTGACACGGTTGCTTTTGTAAGCGACGATCCTTATGAGAGGTTCGAAATCCAATGCAATTCTACAGCAAACCAAGCTGATGTTTTCTTAAATGCCGACATCACTTACGCAGCTGGAGATAGCGCTAACTATGTATCAAAAGTAGAACTTTCAAAAGCTTCTTTAGATACTGACTCTGCTCAATTAAGAATCATTGGCATTAGTAAAGACCCTGAAAACAATGACACTGCAAGTGCCAATGTTAACTTGGTAGTTACTATCAATGAACATTACTTGAAGAGTGCAACAGGCATATAATAGGAGAATAAATTATGGCTATATCACGATCACAACTAGTTAAAGAACTAGAGCCAGGATTGAATGCACTATTCGGCCTGGAATACAAACAATACGAAAACCAACACGAGCAAATCTACGTGAAGGAAACTTCAGACAGAGCTTTCGAAGAGGAAGTTATGTTATCTGGTTTTGCTCAAGCACAAGTTAAAGCTGAGGGTTCTGGTGTGACTTTTGACAATGCTCAAGAGACTTTCACTGCTAGATACACTCACGAAACTATTGCTTTAGCTTTCTCAATCACTGAAGAAGCGATTGAAGACAACCTATATGATAGATTAGCTTCGAGATATACAAAAGCGTTGGCAAGAAGTATGGCACAAACAAAACAAGTTAAAGCTGTTAATCCTTTAATTCAAGGATTACCAACTACTGACAACTTTGATTCAGGCGACGGTGTTTCTTTATTTAACACTGCTCACCCAACAGTTGCTGGTAGCTTCAAAAACACTTTAACTACTCAAGCAGACTTAAACGAAACTTCTCTTGAACAATGTTTAATAGACATTGCTGCAATGACAGACGAGAGAGGTCTTAAGATCGCTGCAAAAGGATTGAAACTTATTGTTCCTAGTGAACTTCAATTCACTGCAGAGAGATTAATGAAATCTGCTCAAAGAGTTGGAACTGCTGATAATGATATCAATGCAATCAGATCTATGGGAATGTTACCTCAAGGTTATGTGGTTAACAATTTCTTAACTGATACTGATGCGTTCTACATCATTACAGATGTGCCAAATGGAATGAAGTACTTCGAAAGATCACCTATATCTACTAAGATGGAAGGTGACTTCGATACTGGAAACATGAGATACAAAGCTAGAGAAAGATACTCTTTTGGAGTTTCTGACCCTAGAGGTATCTTCGGTGTTGAAGGTGCTTAATTCTTAAGCATTTTATTTAAAAGGGCGATCCTTGTGGTCGCCCTTTTTTTATGGTAGAAAGAAATAATCATGAAAACTTTCCGTATTAAAATTAGAGCCTATGGATACTTCTGCGACTTCACTTTAGAATGTGAAGACTCTAGTGAAGCACTAGAAAATGCAATAGTTGACAAACTAGGACAAAATGATATAGTATGGGAAGAATCCAAATTTTATAGTTTAAGTAAAGTTTGGTTGACCTATGAGGAGGTTAATGATGCAAACACACGTTCAATCCCTTTACAAACAGAAGAGGGGCTTAGAACTACAGTGGGAGCAGCACTATAACGACGAGGGTAGATATACTCTCGATATGGTTAGGATTGATAACAAGATAAAAGAAGTTATCAACCATATTAAGATGGCAGAAGCTAAAGAAGCTAGTCGACTTAATAAAATACTTGATGCTGCACCTCAAGTTTCAGTAGCTACTTAATTAAAACGCTACTAAATTGCTGGAAACGTCAACTCCACTACAAACTCTCTTGCACTCTACTAAAATCTAATATATAAAATACGTACTATACAATTAAAATTGGCATAGACGAGTATAGTCGACGGCCTAGAGACTATGTCAATGTAAACTAGGAGGATAAAAATATGGCACAAACTACATTTACAGGACCAGTGGTATCTCTTAACGGATTTATCGGTGGACCAAACGTAAACGCACAAGGAACTGCAGCTAATGATACACAACAAGGTGGAAACCTTCCGTTCTTAGCATCTGCTGGTAATGTAACTACATTATCTACAACAGGTGGAACTAGAACTTTAAAAGCTACTGAAAACGAAGGCGTTATTGCATACGTTAAATACGGTGCAAATGGAACTTCTGTATCTTGTTATGTTTTTTCAAACGGAGTCCAATGGCTTCAATTGAATGACCCAACAAGCACAGTTGCGTAATCAATTAAGGGGCTCCTTCGGGAGCTCCTAAAATTTAGGAGATAAAATGAGTTTTAAATCAGATGTTAAAGCAATAAGAAGAAACACAACAGGTGTTGTATTTGCTGGAAGAACAAGATTAAGAGGAATTATTCTTGGAGCACCTAATACTACAGAAGCAGGTTCTGTTATATTGGTAAATGGTGGAACAACTACTACATACTTTCAAGCAGATGCTCCAGCAGGTGACGTTTTTGCATTTAACATTCCAGAAGATGGAGTGTTATTTGAAAATGGAATGAGTATTTCTTCGTTAACAGGAACAGTAACTGTATTGTTAGATAAGTAGGAGGCTAAATGGCTAACACTACTTCAGGTACATATATTTTTGATAAGAATTTTTCTATTGATGAGATCATAGAAGAATCTTATGAAAGAATAGGGCTAAGACCAAATGCAGGTTATGATCTTCAATCTGCTAGAAGATCTTTAAACATTCTTTTTCAAGAATGGGCTAATAGAGGTTTGCATTATTGGGAAGTAGCAAATAATAATCTTACATTAGTAAATGGACAAAATACATATACTATGTATCGTTCTACTTCAGATGGAACATCTGATACAACTGCTGTTTATGGTGTAGATGATGTATTAGAAGCATCTTATAGAAATATATCTACTCCTAGTAATCCAATTGATACTCCACTTACAAAAATAAATAGATCTGCTTATCAAGCATTTTCTAATAAATTAGCTACAGGACAACCCACACAATATTTTGTTCAAAGGTTCATAGATAAAATTACAATTACTTTATATACAACTCCAGGATCTTCCCAAGCTGGAAATTATATAAACTATTATTATGTAAAAAGAATTCAAGACGTTGGTAATTATACGAATGCAACTGATGTACCTTATAGATTTGTTCCTTGTATGTGTGCAGGACTTGCTTATTACTTAGCAATCAAAAGAGCTCCACAAAGAACTCAAGAATTAAAATTATTATATGAAGATGAATTACAAAGAGCTTTAGCTGAAGATGGTTCTTCATCTAGTTCTTTCATAACACCTAAAACTTATTATCCGAGTGTTTAATTATGGCAACTTTATCTAGAGGAAAATACGCACAAGCAATATCAGATCAAAGTGGAATGGCCTTTCCGTATGATGAAATGGTTACACAATGGGATGGTTTATTTGTTCACTATTCAGAAGTAGATCCTAAACATCCACAGTTAGAACCAAAACCAACACAAGCAGATGGACAAGGATTACCAAAAGCAAGACCTGCTAGAGTTGAACCTCCAGTATTAATATTATTACAAACTAATCCTTTTCAAACAATTAAGTATTCTGGAAATACTTACATAAATGTTTATTCACCAAATCACGGAAGATCTACTGGTAACATAGTAAGATTTAGAGGAGCAACATCTGCAACAGGATATAGTGATGTTCCTTCTTTCGATGGAGTAACAGATATTTCAAATGTTTCAGGATTCACGATTACTGTTGGAAAAATAGATTCTAGTGGTAATATATCAAATACAAGTAATTATTTTTATTTTCAAAGCAGTGACACTGCAGCTTCTGGAAATATTAGTGGAGGAGGAAACGGTTGCTCGGCTGGTCCAGTAAACTTACAGGCTTAATATGACATACGCAGAATTAGTACAAAAGATTAGAGATTATACTGAAGTAGATTCAAATGTTTTTACATCTACTATTATTGATGGTTTTATTTTAGATGCTGAATGGAAAATTAACAGGGACATAGATTCAGACAATAATAGAAAATATGCACAAGCTGACATCGTTGCAGGTCAAAGATATGTTAATACTCCTTTGATTAATGATGATACTTTAATCATTAGATCAGCCCAAATCACTAATTCTACAGGTGGTGCAAATAACTCAAGTAGATCTTTTTTAGAGTATAGAGATACAAGTTTTATATCAGAATATAATCCAACAGGAGTACAAGGATTACCTAAATACTACAGTTATTGGGATGAAAGTACTATTGTACTAGCCCCAACACCTGATCAAAATTACAATATGCAGATAAATTATATCTTGAAACCAGTTGGATTATCTAGTAGTAATACGACTACATACTTAAGTACGGAGTTCCCAAATGGCTTATTGTATGCGTGCTTAATTGAAGCATATGGATTCTTAAAAGGTCCAGCTGACATGATTCAGCTTTATGAGAAAAAATATGCTGATGCAGCAAAAGGTTTCTCAATAGAACAAATGGGAAGAAGAAGACGAGATGAATACCAAGATGGTTCACCTAGACTTCGACAAACACAATAGGAGTAATACATGGCGATAACACAAGCAGTTGCAAATAGTTTTAAAAAACAAGTACTAGAAGGTGGACATAAATTTCAATTTTCTGGTGGCGACAATTTTAAACTTGCTTTGTACACTTCTTCTGCAACGTTAAATTCTTCTACTACAGCTTATACATCAACAAATGAAGTTTCGGCTTCTGGTGCATACACAGCAGGTGGTGGGGCATTAGTAAAACCAAATCCAAGTACCTCAGTTGCATCAGGTGTTGCAATCGTAGACTTTTCAGATTTATCTTTTACTGGTGTAACTTTGACAGCTAGAGGTGCCTTGATCTACAATACTTCAAACTCAAACGCAGCAGTTGCAGTATTAGATTTTGGTTCAGACAAAACAGCAACATCAGGAACTTTTACAATTCAGTTCCCAGCTTTCACAACT